AAGAATCCTAAATATTATAAGCAACAAAAAGACGATATTAAGGTTGAAAAAAAGTTCATAAAAGAAGCAAAAGGAGTTAAAATATACACAATTAACTATTTAACATAATAAATGAATAACAGAACGCTTTACTCTAGTGTTTTAAAGTTATATGTTTTGCAATACTAATATACTAGAAGCACTAAAGAACGTCTTAAAACGCTTTAAAATGCTTAAAACAAACAATCAATACAAAATTAATCTTTTAATTCTAAGAGATACATTTACAGACAATTCAACTATTGGTGAGTTGTTTTTGAATGATGAATTTATGTGTGATACTTTAGAAAATCCTTCATTAAATAATGTCCGAAATATATCTTGCATTCCTGAAGGTGAATATAGTGTAAGATTAAGAACTGCAAGAGAATCAGCTACAAGAGATTATTTACACTTGTTAGTTCAAGAAGTACCGAATAGAGATTACATCTTATTTCATATAGGCAATTCAACAAAAGATACAAGTGGATGTATCTTAGTAGGAATAGGTCGCAAACAAGACCTTGTTCAAAACTCTGCCTTAGCTATGGATTTGTTAATGAAAGAAATACTTAATTTAGGCGGAGAGAAAATCAATTTAATAATTAAAAATAAATAAATAAAAATGAAAAAAACAATTTTAACAACAGTAATAGCATTATTTTGTTTAAGTGCTTCAGCACAATACAGAGTAATCAGTAATGTAAATGAACCAACAGATAGTGAAAGTTGGGGTGTAGAAAATTTTACAGACAATATTGGAGTTGGTTACCAAGTAAACAATGAAGTGATGATAGGTGTGATGAGGAATGGTGATGGCTATGATTTTGTAGGTAGATATAGCTTGTCTGACAATATATATTTGTCAGCACAAATGCCAAGTGAAAATGCAGTAGATAGTATGACTTTCGGTGTTGGATGTTCAGTTAATATTTGGAACAATCTTTATGTAGAACCAAACTATACAAGAAAAGACGATAAAGGTTCTTTTAATGTAGGACTATCTTATAAATTTTAATAATAATTTAAAAAATAAATAACAATGAAAAATTACATTTTAACAAAACTACTTTCTTCAAAGAAGGTATGGCTAGGAATTAGTTCTATTGTAGTTCCTATGATTGCTTTAGCTTTAGGGGTTGATGAAACTAGCGTAAGCCAAATATGGTGGAGTTTAATAGCTATGCTTGGTGGTCAATCTTTAGCAGATTTTGGAAAGTCAAACAAATAGATATAGATTAAAGCCACACGAAATAGTGGCACTTGAAAAACTGAGGGAAACCGAGACTAGGAATATCCTAGTTATCGGAGACCTTCACGAACCATTTTGTTTAGACGATTATCTTGATTGGTGTTTAGAACAATACGAAACCTTTAATTGTAATCAAGTTATTTTCATAGGTGATATTTTGGACAACCACGCTTTCAGTTATCACGAGCCTGACCCTGATGGAATGTCGGCAGGTTATGAATTAGATTTATCAATTAAAAAAGTTCAGAAATGGTATGATGCTTTTCCTGAAGCAGATGTATGTGTTGGAAACCACGATAGAATGGCTTCAAGAAAGAGTTTTACAGGCGGAATACCTGCTGCTTGGATAAAAACATATAACGAAGTATTAGGCACTCCTAATTGGAATTGGGTGGAATCAGTAACTTATGATGAAGTTCTTTACGAACACGGAGAAGGTGGACAAGCTCAGACCAAAGCTAAGAACAATCTAATGTCTAGCGTTTGTGGTCATACTCATACTGAAGCATATTGTAAATGGTTCGTAGGAAAACGCTTTAAAGTCTTCGGTATGCAAGTAGGTTGTGGAGTGGATGCTACAAGCTATGCAACAGTTTACGCAAAGAACTTTAAAAAACAAGCAATAGGCTGCTCTGTAGTCCTAAATAACGGAACGCTACCAATCAATCTATTAATGCCTTTATGAAATTAAGCAATACTACTAAAATCTTCATTTTGTATATGCTTATTATATTAATGGTTCTATTGATTGCTATTTAGCCCCCCTCTTAGACCTCTCAGACACTTTTACACCTTCTTAATAGTAACACCTTACACGGCACTTTAAAACGCTTAGATAATCATTATTAGTTAACATAGTAATTGTTAATAACTTTGTAAATAAAAGTGTTAATATAGTTGTTAATTCAAATATTTGTTGTATGTTTGTACTATAATTAGTTCATTGAAATAAAGTAAAAGGCGACGCAGAAATCAGACCGACGGCTGTTTTCAGAAACCGAAAGATTGGTGAAGCACTTGTGTATTGACTGTGGAAATGAAAAGTAACAGTCCTCAAGAAGCGAAAGCTAACAAACCGAAACCAATCTTAATACTTTTTTTAAAATATAAAGGCAAGAAGCAACCACCTTACCAAACGGAGCAAAAGTTTAATTTAAAACAAAGAAAATGGAAGCAGAACAATTTGTAAATTTAGAAAGTGTAGGTTCTATTATGGAACTAAAAACAGGAAACATTTTTCCTGAACAAACTAACGGAAAACCTGACTTAAACAGTCCAACGCACTTAACAGAAGTTAGTGAAGAATGGATAGAAAGTTTAAAAGGTATTGATGAAGCGTATGTAGGTATATGGTTTAAAGCAAATAGGAAGTAATTACACAATAGGTAGATATTAAGTTATCTACCTTTTTTTATAGCATAAAATCCTTTGCAACTAATATAGGTATATATGAAAATGAAAACACAATTTAGAGTAATTAACAGAACATCAAGAATTGAGCAAATACTAAACGCAGGTGAAGTAGCTAGGTTCTTTAAACTAAACAGCATAAAAGAATATGCTATTAGTACCATCAAACCAACTGAAGAAAAGGTATTAGATACTTTTATTATTTCAGGAATATCAGTTGTATTTGTAATTTGTCTAACTAAAATTATAATGCAATGGATATAAAAGACGCTGAATATCAAGATTGGAAAGAAGATAGCTACAACTACAACAAGCCTAAGATCTCTTTCTTTACAAAAAAACCTTTAAACAATACTAAAATACTAGCTGAAGATTGGTGGTTAAAACCTATGATGCAATCAAATTCAGTATGGTGTCACGAAGCAGGAAGTAAGGGTAGATATATTTCTGACTACAAGTCAATAGGACGTGATGTCAGAGTAGTAGGAACAGAACTTCAACTCTATAATCTATTCTGTAGAATGTCAGACGAAAAAGGTTGGCAAATAAAAGACGAATGGGCAACAGAGGTAAAAGATAATTATTTAAGTTTGTACATAAAAAACAATCTTAAACCATTAATAATAAATTTAGGTTAAGACTAATACCTTTAAATTAGTCAAATTTTAAATATGAAACAATGATTAAAACTAGTAAAGTAAAAAGCGTACAAGCCAATGGAACTTGGGAAGGTAAATTTGGTATGATGTACAAGTTTGAAGTAGAATTTGAAAATGAAGATTTTGGTGAATATTCATCAAAGACACAAGACCAAAATAAATTTGTAATAGGTCAAGAAATGGAATATGAATTTATAGATGGGCATTTTCCTAAAGTAAAACCTGTTTATCAAAAACCTGATTTTGCAAGTAATGGATTTTCAGGTGGTTACAAGAAAGATGATAATGTACAAAAGCTGATTGTTAAGCAAAGCAGTTTAAAAGCAGCAGTAGATTATTGTAGTGGTGGTAATTTTGAGCCAAATCAGGTATTAAGTATTGCTCGAGAATTTGTAGATTGGGTAATGGAAGATAAGAAGCCTGATGAAAATAATGAGATGCCTTTCTAATGATAGCAGAATATAATTTTAAATCAATATGCAACCTCACTACAAGAGTAATGGGGTTGCCTGATGGCGCTCTTGCTACAAAAAGCAGGAAACGACAATTACAAGTAGCACGTTCAATTAGTGGATATTTAGCAAGAACTGAAGAAGATATTGATAGAAAAATTATTGCTAAAGTATTGAATAGGCAGAGAAGTTTAATCTATCACTATGAGAAAACACACAAACACAACTATGCTACTTGTCTTATTTATAGAAATGCTTTTAATAAAATATATAAAGCTTATAAAGATGTTAGCGGTACAAAAGAGGTGTTTGTTGATAATGATTTTATGAAACATTATTTGCTTAAAAATGGAGTTATAGAAACCCTAGACCCCGAAGTATTATTAGAGATAAAAAGTGGTCAGGCTGTTTGTGTAATAAAAACTTCTTATATGGATTTTTCTAATCAGTTAGAAAATGTTAAGTTTGTACTGAAAAATTATCATTTTACAATTAAGATTATATGAAAGAAAAACCAACTTACTATGCTATCATTCCTGCAAGTGTAAGATACTCCAACTTAAAACCAAATGCTAAATTGTTGTATGGTGAAATAACAGCCCTAAGTAATAAGCTAGGATTTTGTTATGCTACCAATAATTACTTTGCAGAACTTTATAACGTAAGCAAGAACACTATATCTAATTGGTTATCAGACCTTAACAAAGTAGGGTTTGTAACTATTGATATTAAACGTAATAGCAATAAACAAATTGTAAAAAGATGTATAGGTATCACGGAAATAAATGATACCCCTATACAGGAAAAGATGAAAGGTAATAGTACAAGTATTAATAATACAAGTAATAATATATATATAAAGGAAAAGTTTATTAATGAAGTTAAGGCTTTTGATTATCCTAAAGATATGTTAGACGACTTTATTAATTATTGGTGTGAAGGAAAAAAGAAAATGCGTTACCAAAAACAAACCACGTTTGAAATAAAATTACGATTATTGCGTTGGGAGAAAAATCAGAAACAATGGAGTAAGCCAAAAGGAATATCTAAATTAGACGCACAAATTAATTCGTGGCAAGAAGCTAAAAAACTATTATGAAAGAAGAAAAAGGATTTTTAAATAAGGTAGTAGATTTATTAGAAGTAATGAAATCAGAACTACAAGTGAAAGAAGCTAAGAATAATGATATGAAAATGGGTATAAGAATAGGACATAGAATATCAGCAGTTCAAAAAGTAAAACACTATGTTAAACAAAGAATTAAAGGTGAAGATATTCCTAAGATAACAGGAAAAGGAAATAGCAATCCATCTTTATATTCTATAAAATCTGATTACTAATGAAACCACTAAAACAAGAAAACTTAAAAGAACTAACTGAAAAGGTCTTAGATTTATTAGCAAAGACCTCAGTTGAAATAGGACACAAAATAGACCCTCAGACTTTAGCTAGTTTAAGTAAGATATTTGCAGCAGACTTAATACAAGAAAAGCGTTTTGGAAATATGACGTTCAATCAAATAGTAGACGCATTCCATTTAGGTGTAAGATTTGGCAAAGATGAACCCTTTTTAAATATCAGAACTTTTTACAAATGGACTTACGCGCATAAAAAAGAACGACTAGATGATGCCTATTACAAAGTGCATACACTCAATCAAGACCCTAAGACAACTCCTTATTATCAATCACAAAAACTATTAAAATGAAGATACTAACAATCATTTGGTTATTAATTATTATAGCTTGTATTTTAGAAGGTATATTTTGTACTAAGTTTGAAGATGAATTATGAATTTAGGAAAATTTGATTGTAGTACAGGTATAATAAATATTTTATATTATAATGAATTATCTGATATTACTGTAAGAACTAGCACTATTAAAGATATGTTATTAGTTGATAAGCTCCAAAAAGAAAATGCTAATGCAGTTGGGTTTATACAAAAATCAATTTGGGAAGATTATGTTTGGGGTGGGAAAAGAAATTTTGTTGTATTAATTTGTGAAGCTAATTCAGATGCAGTAGGGTATGTATTAATAACTCCTGCTAGAAGCAGTTATAGATATGCTAAAATTCAACAAATTGCTGTAAGAAATGATGCTAGAAGGTTGTATTATGGTTCTGCTTTATTAGATGTATGCAGACAATTTTGTGAAAAATTTGCAAGAATAGGATTTACTTTAAGGTGTAGAACAGATTTAGAAAGCAATAACTTTTGGAAAAGTTTAGGATTTGAAAAATATGGAGTATGGGAAAAGGGTAAAATAAATCACGTAGGATTTAAAGCAAGTAATGATATTAATTTATGGAAAATAGATTTGAATAGAAATATTAAAACACTTTTTTAATTATGAATCATATGAAATTTGAAAATCCTTTAAACAGGAATAGGCAAACACAAGCACTTGAATTATTCTGCAAAGAATTTGGATTAACCTTTGTAGAAAATAAGGACTTTGCATTTCTTGATGCAACACTTAGACAAGACACTAAATTTATAGGACAAGCTGAGGTCAAAGGAGTACATACTAATTATGAAGATAAAGATTTTGTAGTGATATCTATGCGTAAGTTAGTAGATTGTCAAAAAGAGCAGATCAAGAATAAAAAACCTGTTGCAATAATATGGGCTTTTGATGATTGTATTGCTTATGAAAGACTAGAAAACTTATCAGGTGAATTTTATTTTGGTGGTCGTAAGAAAAGAAAAGGTAGTACACACGATATTGAACTAATAGTAAAAATAGATAAACAGAAACTTATTAAGATTGAAGCCAATAAGTAAACTAAAAAAAGAATTAGATAAATGGTTCAGCTTATATATTAGGTTGCGTTCTGCAACCGATACAGGTCTTTGTCAATGTATAACTTGTGGGGTGGTAAAACATTATAAGTCAATGCACAATTCTCACTTTCAAAGTAGGAAGCATTTAGCTACAAGATGGAATGAAAAAAATTGTGATGTCGGTTGTGTAAAATGTAATATTTTTAATTTCGGAGAACAGTATAAATTCTCAATAGCTTTAGATGCAAAGTATGGTGAAGGTACATCTGAAGAATTAGAGGTTTTAGCTAGAACAACTATTAAGATAAGTCGTATAGATTATGAAGAAAAGATAAGTTATTATAAAGAAGCTGTTGATAAATTAAAAAAAGAAAAAGGAATTGAGTAAACTTTTATTTTAAGTTTGCGTATGACCAAGCCGATATATGCCAATACAGAACACGAAGTAATTGTAGAAGCATATATTTCTATGATAAAAGAATTCATAAAAGACTTATCAAATGAAACTAGGTGGCGAAACTTTTTAGAAGTATTAGATATTCTTGTAGAGTATCATAACAACTACGGAAAAGGAGTGCGTGAAAATAACTATTGGGATTGGGTAATGATATTACCAATTAATTTATCATTATTAACTAATGGATTTTTAGCAGCAATAGAAACAAAAGGAAACTCAGCAATAGTCAGGTCTTATAAAATTCTTTTAAATGAAGCAGTACAAAATGTGGTAGATAAGATAGAAAAATTAGAACCTATTGATGACTGAAATCTATCTTGAAATATCAAAGCTAAGTGATAAGTTCAGAACTATGTGTTATGGTATTACAAAAGATAAAGAAGCTATTGATGATGCCGTACAAGAACTTTACTTATATTTTATGCAAATGAATCCTGAAACATTAAAGACAATTTGGGATAAGGACGGACAAGAAGGGATTATACGTTATGGAGCAGTAGTTTTAAGACGTGCTTTAACAAGTACAAGAAGTCCTTTTTATTATCAGTATAAAAAATATTATACACATATTGACAGTTCTTGCTTCTCTAGTAATTTTACTGCTAGTAATGATGATATGGCATATTGTTTTGATAATAATAAAAATATATCAAACTTACCGAATGAAAAAGTAGATAATTACCAATGGACAAAGCTAGAAGAAATTGATAAGGCTTTAGAAAAGCTAGACAGTTGGTATGATAAAAAAATATTTGAGCTTTATTACTACGAATCTAACACACTTGATTCACTCGCTGAGAAAACTAGAATAAGTCGTAATAGTCTTTTCACCACAATAGATAAAGTAAGAGCAATACTTAAAAAAGAATTAGTAGATGAATAAATTCTTTGTACCTAATAATGTCTATGAAGATAGAATAGCTATCTGTAAGGAATGTGTTTATTATTCAAAGCCATTAGGACAATGTAAACGCTGCCTTTGTTTTATGAAAGTCAAAGCCCGAATTGCACCAATGGAATGTCCTCAGAAATATTGGAGCAAGACTACAGAAATGAAAGCTCCTGACGAACTACCTAAAGAAATAGTAGAAGAAATATTAGGAATGTGGAAATACTTAAAAACAGGAAGGGCAAAAGACCAAGCAGCTAAAAAGAAAATGATTGAAACCTATAACACCATCTACAACACAAACTATGGAACAGGAACTAGTTGTGGTTCTTGTTTATCAACTTGTTTTGATGGAATAAAAAAACTATATTATGAATACTCTAAAGATAATTGAAAGAACACTTAATTGTGTAGACAGTAAAGGCATACCAAGAGGGTGGGTAATTTACTATGATAAGAACGATAGGATCAAAGAAATTAAATCTTTGTTTAATCCTATAACCTATACAGGCAGTAGATATGTACACACCGATACTGAGATTATAGAAAAACTAACTAACGAAAAACTAAAACAAAAATAAGATGGACACAATAGAATTAGTAAGTTGGAAAAAAGTAGTAAAGAAATATGGATATAAAGAAAGTAAAAATAAAGGAACTAGATTTGGTATAGAGATTAAGGCAGATGATATTTCTGATGTTAATTTTATATGGTGTGAAACAAATCTTGAACGTAAAAAATTAGTTAAACGAATAATAAGTATATCAGCAGCAGAAGGAAGAATATTTACTATAATAGATTAATATGTTAAAATATATCTGTAATAAGTGTAGTGAAACTAAAGACTTAATGAAAGCTACTTTAGAAGTGATTAAAGGTAAAGTCCGCACCAAAGAAGCTAAGTGTAAATGTGGAGAATATATGCAAGAAGCTGAAAAAGACTTTGATGGATTTCCTAGCCTTATAAGAACTGAAGAATCATTAAGTAAAAAAGGTGATAAACTTTGGGATGGTGCTAAAGAAAAACTATGTGGTGAAAGAGGTATTAACGAACCATTTGATTAATGAAGTTTGTAATAAAAGATAAGCAAGATAAACAAAGCCTGATAAACTATTTAAAGGAATTAGAGAATGACTATATAGTAGAGGTTAAGAAACAAAGAAACAATAGGTCTAATATGCAGAATAACTATTATTGGAAATGTATAGTACAAACACTAGCTGAAGAACTTGGTTACTTTAATGATGAAATGCACGATATACTTAAAGTAAAGTTTTCAAGTGAATGGCAAAGCGTAATAATAAATGATAAGACAATAGGACTTCAAGTAGTTAAGAGTTCAGCTACATTAGACACTAAAGCATTTGAAGTATATGCAGACCAAATAAGGATATGGGCTTTAACAGAACTAGGTATAAGACTAATGCTACCAAATGAATACAACTAATTTCTATTATATAATATAGGATTGAATAATCAATCTATTTCAATTATGGATAAAAGAACAAATAACGGAGGTGCTAGAAAAGGTGCAGGTCGTAAAAGTAAATCAGAAGAACAAAAGTTAATAGAGAATTTAACACCTATGAATGCTATGGCTTTAGCGTCATTAGAAAAAGGATTAGAAAAGAAAGAACAATGGGCTGTTAAGTTATTCTTTGAATACTTTTATGGTAAACCACAACAAAGACTTGATGTTACTTCAAATGAAGAAACACTTAATATGCCTTTAATAAC